CACCTATCCTTATCATAGAAGATCTTAATAGTCAAATATTTGAATATAAAAAAGTACATAAAAAAAGTCGGGGATTTCTCCCCGGCTCTAATTATACTAATGCCCCTCTGTCATTCGTATGAGCCATGTGCCCATCAGACATAAAGTAGAACATTTCATTGCCAATCCAGACAAGCTCATCACCAGCCATATATCCACCTTCCTTGAGCCAGTACCAGTTTTCATTTTCATCTTTGTACCATTCATTGTTCGCCATAGCGCCATCTGCTTTAAGATAGAACCAGTTTCCATTGATATACTGCCATCCTGTCTTCATTTCACCTGATGCGTCAAAATAATACCAGTAATCTCCAATCTTCTTCCAACCGGTTACCATATATCCATTACTATCAAAGTAATACCAAACACCATTGATTTTTTCCCAGTTATTTATTGTATAAGAACCATCCGCATGCTTGTACCACCAGCCTGTTTCGTTTTTTACCCATTCGGCTTTAGCAGAAGATGCACCAGTAATACCTTTGAAAACAGCTTCTGCACATTTTTCCACGTCCCACCTTGCTGCATCGTTCTGACTGTCAACAAAACAACATTCTACCAGAAGCGCCGGGGCGTTTGTATGTTTTAATACATACAATCCAGTTCTTGTTTTTACACCTCTGTTTGTAATTCCGAGAGCACTTGAAACTTCCTTAGAAATCCTTGTTGCAATGTCTTTTATTTTGTCATTATAAATTAAAGTTTCAACACCTGTACCTCCACCTGCGTTAAGGTGAATTGAAACATCTAAATCAACTTTATGTGCGTTACATTTGGCTACGATATTCTTTAAATTTTGAGAAGCAGTGCAATTACTATCATCGGTACAGTCATATACTGTGTGTCCGGCAGCTCTCAACTTTGAGATTAAAGCATCTTTTACCAATCTGTCTTCCACAGACTCCTTTAAAATTCCCACTGCTCCGCTTGCGCCCTGTCCCTGTGGGCAGTGTCCTGCATGTACATTATATCTTCCCATGTTTTTTCCTTTCTGCCGGCTGTTGTGCCGGCGCAACTTTTGTATAAAAAAAGCACCTACCAATTTTGATAGATGCCCTAATTACTGCATTCCGTTTAGTATCCTGCTTTTACTACCATATTAGGCTTTAACTCTAATAAGTCCAGAAGTTTCCTTGTTGTAGTCACAGAAAGATTATTTAACATCATATAATAGTCGTCATAGCTTTTCTTGCTTCTATACGCATTGTATTCTTTTAATGCCACTGATAAAGCTGTAATATAATCCTCAGCTTCCTTTATCGCCTCTTGGATTTTTATATTTTCCGGAATATCTACTACTTCCCTGCCAGATGGTTTTTTAACCGGTTCTAACTTAGTTTCTTTTACTACTGGCTTCTCTTTCACTCTGAAATAGAAATCTACCAGATAATCATATACTTCCCATGCCTTATCTGTATTTAATGATTTTGCATGAAGAAGAGCACCTTTTTCTGTCCAAAGGTAAAGCGTATGAGCATATTTAAGGTTACCTTGAATTTCAAGGTCAGCTTTAAATTTCTTTAATTCCTCTCCCTGCAATGCTATATAATGTTTTCCTTCCGTATATCTTTTCTTGTTATAAGAAAAATTATATTGCAAAATTTTAGGCTGCGTTCCGTAATTTCTTGCCAGTTGCTCTGTCGTTAAAACTCTTATTCCATTTATTTCTATTACTTGTGGCAATTTCATTTCATAATACCTCTATTTTCTGATTTGCCAAAACAGAGGTACAGTGCTATAATATTTATACCTCTATTTTGGGGTTGGGTAGTCGATTTCACTTTCTCAGGGTGCCGACTACCCTTTTACTTTTTTAATTCTTCATATACCTTTCTAATCCCTAATCTAATTATATCGGTACGTTTTTTTCCGGTAATTTCACAACAATAGTCAAGCATTTCTTCCTCTTCCTGTGAAGTTCGTATTTCAAAACGTCCTTTTTTAGGATTATCCGTTGGTCTACCTTTCGGACTCATCAAATCACCTCTTTCTTTTTGTCCGTACATTTATTATAATATATTTTGTACGGACATTTGTCAAGAGGTTTTTCAAAATTTTCCCATCCTACCTATGGAGTTTAAAAAAGAGCCTGTTTCCAAGCTCTCTTCCTGTCAGTTTCTATTCTTCTTTCTTTAACTGCTTTACCATCTGATTGACGTATGTACTCAATCCAGCCACCAGCACACCTTGCGTAATCGCTGTAAAAACTGCCAATGCAATTTCTTGTCCGGTACCACACGCACAGGTAGCAAACACATAGATGGCACTAATGACAACACCTATACCTCCAAGAAGCAAAGGGATATATTTGTCTTTTACAGTCTGGGACTGCTTCAACCACATCCCAATAAAATAAAGCACAATCGCTACTACAATCAGCTCCGGTTTTACATAATTCATAATCTGTTCCATTATTCTTCTGCCTTCCTTTCTAAATCTTCAATTCTGTGATTGGCCACTTTTACTTTTTCTTCCAGCAAATAAGTCCTCTCAACAACAGAGTTATGCTTCTCTACTTTCTTTTCCAGCTGCTCTATTCTGTATTTGATAAGCTGCGTACCGCCAAAACTGCCTGCTAAAGTTCCAATCAAAGACAAAATAGCAACCACAATCGTCTCCGGCATCTTCGTTCCCCTTTCTCTATTTTATGCAATAAAATAAGACCGGTTAAGGTCTTTCTAAAATCCCTGTATGCTGTCTATCGTTTCACCTGCATTAAGCAGGTAAGAAACACCCCTGCCATGCCGCCGGCGAGAAATGTTAAAATGTATCCCATTTCTATCCTCCTAAAATTTTAATTCATTTCTTCTAATATTTTTCCAACTTCCTGCCTTAATGGCTCCTGAATTTCTTCCAATCTTAAATGTCCCATTTTTATTCGCATTGCTAAAAATCTTGCCATAATCTATGCCTCCTGTTTTAAAATTACTTCCTGTAAAGCTGCTTCGGTTACATCTGCACGCTGGGATAATAATTCAAGCTGTTTTTCTGTTTCCGTTTTTCCCCTTAAAGAAAAAGATGCTAATACCTTGCTCGCTTCATCAACGTCTACATTAAAATAGGTAGAAGATGTAAGAAGTAATTTTTCATATTCTCCTGTAACCTGCTCATCCTGTTTGAACTGTACGAAGTCCAAGTTTCCCTTTTTCTTCAAAGCTGTTGTAAAATTACCAAGAGCAGCGAAATCATTACATAAGACTGTAATGTTACCTAAAGATGCTCCCTCTAAAATTTCAAATTCTGTTTTATCTGCAAATACTATTTTCTGCATATTTTTCTCCTTTTCCTAATTAAGTTAATTTAACAATTTGTAAATATCCACCGCCATCACAGGTAGTATGAATTTCTTGAGAACCTTTCGATAATTGAACAGAAACCCAATTACCTGCGTTCATCGTTAACATTGTGCAGCACTGTATAGTAGTATATCCATTTGCAACAGTTGCCATCGTATGTGCGTTTGCCCCATTTTTTAAAATTTTCATCCATATATTATCATAACCATTAGCTCTAACTGTTATTGAAGCTGTAACAAGATATGCGCCGCCTTCTTTTATAGTAATTTTGGTATTTCCCGGTGAAGCGGAATAATATTTATTATCAATAGCTCTGGTATTTCCTATATCTTGATATTCTGTTGTTAGTGTCCAAGATGATTTATAATCTCCTGTATAATCATTTGCTCCTGTTCTCTGTACGTGGTTATCTACTTTGTTTTCAACAAAAGTCACTCTGTCTCCCAGAGTTTTTCCCATAGTTGCATCTAAAGTTTTTCCTGCAACTGTTGTCGTAAGATTTTGTATTGGGCTTTCAAAAGCATGCGCTTTTAAATCATTAAAAAACTTCATTACTTTTCCTAATATAACTTTGAAGCTTTCATTACTTTTGATATTTTCCCTTATACTTGCCATTGTAAATGGAATTGCGGTATCCGCATTTACCACTCCGGGTGGTCCCTGCAAACCTTGTTTTCCTTGTGGACCTGTTGGGCCTGTCGGTCCCCGTTCCCCCTGTGGACCTTGCTTTCCTTGTGGACCTGTTGGACCTTGTGCTCCTG